CCGAACGCCGGCGCGGTGTTCATGAACCAGACCGGCCCGACGACCACGCACACCCCTCCCCCGGCGGGAACGCCCGCGGCTGGGGATCCCAACGCCCAGTACGATCCTCTGAGCCCGCCTCCCGGAAAACTCCCCCTCCCCGGCATGCCGGTGGGGCCGAATTTTCAGCAACCCCGAATGTTCCGCGGCGGATTCGGTTCCGCGCAGAACTTCAACCAGTGGAACCCGCAGGGGAACCCCCTGGTGCAACTCATCGGGGCATTGCTGGGCTTTAACGGCGACTTCCGCGGCCGCAGCAACCCGCTCGGAACCGCCGCGACTCCGACCGGCCCGGTGTACACCGACCCCACGGCGCTTGCCAGCCTCTTCGGCGCCGGCCCGAACGGAGCTCCCAACGCCGCGATCACCGATCCCGTGGCGCTTTCGACCGCCTTTGGCAAGGGCCCGAACGACGCGAACAATCCCTTTGGGAACGGCGGTTCCATGGAGGCTTTCGCAAACCTGCTGAACCTGTTGAGTCAGCCGACCGTCGTGCCGCAAGATACCCCCTCGTTCACGAATTGGAATGACCCGACTTTCCGTGACGCCGCGCTGAAGATGCTCGGAAATGGCGTAATGGACCGGAACTGGTCTCCTCTCAACCCGTTCAACACGCAGTACGGCGGAACGATGGGCGCCCTCAATACCGGCGGCGGGAACTCCCAGTACCCGCAATTCCAATTCGACCCCAGCACCTTCGGCATCTCCCAGGGAGCAGATGGCCGCTGGAACCTTCCGGATGGCGGCTGGGTACTTGGCAATACTCGCTACGACCGAAACGGCAAAATCATCTCGGTGTAAACCATGAGCCAAAACACCCAATGGGATTCTCTCGACTACGACGTCCTGAATTTCCCGTATGATCGAACTTCGCACACCCTCTCTCCAAAACCTCGCATTGTGTCGGGGCTGAACACCTACGTCACGCGGGGCGGTGCGATCACTAAAAGACCCGGAACGGTGCAGTTGGATGGGAATTGCACCGTCGCCGGGAGAATCGATCGCCTCTGGGTGTACGAAACAATGGAAGCCACGCCGCATGTGTACCTGCTGGCGTCGGTGAAACAATCTTCCCTCTGGCGGCTCTACGTCAAACATATGGAAGACGGTGTTGTCACACCCTGGGTGCAGACTCCGGCGATCAGCGGACCTTTTGGTCTTACCACTGGCGTTCCGAGTACCCTCCCCCACGAAGTCTGCGTATCTCGCGGCCTTGCGTATGTAAAATCGAACCTATACGATCCCTTCGACCCGACCGACAAACTGGGCGCCCGTATTTTCGACGGCACCGGTGGAACCTTCGTGCAGAAACGATGGGGGCTCCTGGGCCCGACCGTCCCGGCGCGTGTCAAGGGCGCCAAAACGACGCTGACGGCCGACGTCTCCCTCACGGATACCACCATCAACGTCACTACTTCCGGAGGCTTCCCGGCCGCGCCCTTTAGCATCCAGGTCGGGTACGAACAGATGACCGTCACCGTCGTCGCCGGCAACGTCCTCACCGTGACCCGGGGCGCAAACGCAACCACCGTCGCCACCCACCTCGACGGGGAATCCGTCATCTGGCTGAACTGGTCCCCTTCCGACCACCTCGTAGAAGTCAACCGGGGGTGGAAGTACACGTATGCGTACAAAGCCCTCTCTGGGCAGATATCCAACCGCGCCGATCTGGAAACCAACCCGGATAAGCTCCCTTCCGACACCGGGCCGTTTTTCGATATGGTTCCGCAAATTACGGTGCAGGGGTATGTCGACACTACCAACATCCCGAAAATCTGCATCTACCGGACCACGGACGGCGGCGGAACTTTCTTCAAGTTGGAAGAAATCACCAACACCGGCGCCGGCGACATCACCTATTACGACGACTCCCTGGAAAGCGGCTCCGGCGGGGGCACCTATAACGACCCCGTGCCCGATTCCCGCCTGGACACCTTCGACATCGCCCCGTCGATGATCTCCAATTCCCCGCCCCCGACAACCGTAGCCCCTGGGATCACCGGTATCGGCGCCATCAAGCCCTACACCCCCATCGCCAACTTCCAATCCCGGCTCTGGTACGGCATCGATAACATCCTCTTCTTCTCCGCCCAGGAAGAACTCAACGAAGGCATCCCGGAAGAGAGCTTCCCCTCGGGGGCCCAGAACGGCCGCGCCGGCAACTTCTACCGCCTCCAGTACCCCATCACCAACGTCGTCGCTACGACCAACGCCCTCTACGTCTTCACGCCCCAATGCACCTACCGACTGACGGGCAACAACCTGGAGACCTTCAACATCACCACGGCCTTCGAAAATGTCGGAATGTCGAATGACCAACGAACGGCCGTGACCCGCTTCAACGAAACCATCGTCTTCCTGACCCAGGACTATCGCATCGCTTGGATCAAAGAAGACCGGCTCGAATTCATTTCCGACCCCCTGAAGAGGGATCTTGTCAACGCCATCGAAGCTGGTGGTACAGTGGATGTTGAGTATTTCGGCGACACCGTCCAGAACTGGATCGTCGTGGACGTTCACAATGTCGCCGACACCACCCTCTCCCGCCAATTCATCTATGACCTCGACAAATCCACCGAAACCCGCGAACATTTCTGGTTCACGCCTTGGACCATCCGGTCTGTGGCGACCCTGGCTTCGCGCAATACCGACGCCAACAGCCGCCGGCACCTCATGTTCGCCGTGTATGACGGAACCGACTCCTCCATCGTCGTCCTCGACACCGATGCCCGAACAATGTCCGATGACTTCCTGGGAGTCATCTCCGGCTACTCCATGACGTTGGATTTCCACCAGATGCGCGTTCCGGCCGGCAACCATGTGAATGGCCTCCGCGTCCCGGGCGCCACGCCGACCGTCTATGGCGTCACGCTGGACCGGCTGAAGTTCACGTCGGATACCGACCCCGGTGTCTACTGGTTCTTCGACGACGCCTGGACGACCCCGGTTACCGCGGACGCCGCCCTGGTGCCGCAACGCCGGGATCCGAGTATAGGCTTCAAAACAAACCACTTCACAATCCACCGAGTCTGCCAGCAATTCTCCCTCCGTATCTCCAAAGCCTCCAGCACGGAAGATTTCGAACTGAACCGGCTGACAGTCATCTGGGATCCCGACGCGGGGGCGTGATGAACGCAACACTGAGAACCTACGCTATGCTCTGTTCCGCCACTCTCAACCTCGGCGGCGGGAATCAACCGGTATCGGTACTGGAGATGCAGGAACGCGCCATCGCCTTCGAGCATCGGCATGACGCCTTTGTCCGGACTCTCTTCGGCTGCCCCTCGCAGGGGGTAATGTCCGACGCTGTCTGCAACCCACGCGCCGGTGGTGTTGACTATCAGCAGTTCAAAAAGGCCCGGGCCGCCGCCGCGAAGTTCTATGACTTGAAGGAGAACTGATGCCCAAGAATCTTCAGCACTCCAACTTCACCCTTCGCCGTCTTTCCAACGTCAACTCCGCCGCGGAAGGTTCGAACCTGCCTCCCCGACAATTTGGCGACCTCCGCGTCCCGATCGTCACCAACCTGAAGCTCCTCTCCACGACGCCCACCGTGGAGGCCCTGAGGACGGTTCTCTCCTGGGTGACCCCGGAGTACCCGAACGTCGCCATCGCCGGGTTCAACATCATCGCGGAAGGTGTCAACGGCGAACGCCAGCAACGGTTCCTCGGAACTGCCCTCGGGTCGCCGGTGGTGGTGGACGTGCCCGCGGCGGGGTACACCAACGTCGTCCTGCGGGTCCAGACGCAACTCACCAATGGTTTGGTCAGCCCTGCGGAAGTCTCCCCCTCGGTGACGGTCCAAGGTGCCGGTTTGGCCGCCCAGTCCTCCACCAGCCCCCTGGTCCTCGGGTACCGTGAAACGGCCGTCGCGACGACCCTGCGCTCCAACGACTACGTCCTGAATTGCACTTCGGGGACGTACTCGGTGACGCTCCCCACTGCGGTCGGAATCACCGGGCAGCAGTACGTTATCAAAAACTCCGGGAGCGGTAACATCGGAATCGCCACCACTTCCGGACAAATGATCGATGGCTACGCATCCGGCACAATTACCCTTATCCAGTGGGAACGTATCCGTGTGGTGTCAACTGGATCGAACTGGAGAATACTCTAATGTCATACTTCCGCCAAGTAGAATTCAGCCCTTTTCGCCTCGGGAAGTTCCGGCATCGGCGCTGGGCTATCATGGAGTGAGGATGTCTAATGACAAAACAACAACTCTCTAGCCTCCCCGATGACGTACGCATCCCGGCGGAAATCGTCTTCGATTACCTGCGCCGGCTGAACTTCCTCCCGGAGAACGTGATCATCACCGGTCTCGACCGCAGCGGGATCGTCCTCCTCTTCACCCGCGACCGGGGCGACATCACGATCACCGCTGACGTGGAGATTGATAAAAACGGCACCGTCACCGGCAGCGTGATCCCCATGGTAAACACCCCGGATGGTCTGAAGGTTGTTGAAGATCCGGACCTTTTGGCGAAATTCCCGATCGACTATTGGGACATTGAAGAAGTCCCGCCGTATGAGGAATCTTTCTGGCACATCCGGCAGCGTTTCGGGCTTGTCGCGCAGGACAGTTCCATCGTCCCTTCTATCTAAATTCCTAAGCTCCCCGTCGCGGTAAAATGGAATGAGAGGTAGCTATGGCTGATTTTATCACCGGCGGACTGGGTCTGGGCATGCAAGCGTGGGGTCTCATCAACGCCATGCAGAACCAGAAGTGGCAGCGCGGACAAGAAGTCGATCAAATGAACCGCCAGCAAGAGGCCATCAGCTATGGCCGCGACCGCTGGCAACAGAGCGCCGACCCTGCGCGAGACGCGGCACTGAACCTTCTCCAACTCTTTGGCGGGGACGTGCAAAATTCCCGCTTCCGGCTGAATGACCTCGCGGAACGCTTCCCCGGGTTGATTGAAAGCCTTTCCGGCCGGGATTCGGACCCCTTCGGACGCGGGATGAACCCCGCAATGTCCTCGCTGCTCGATCGTATCTACGGCACCGGTGACGCCTACGGAGATGCGTCGTCCGCAGCCTTCGGTGACTATACCGGCGGCGGCGACCCCCGCAGCAAGGATCTGATGGACCGGATCTTCGACGTCGTCAACGGCCGGGGCCAGCAGATGGGCGGCCTGTCGGAAATCGGCGACTGGCTCCAGGGCACCCGCGGCCGCAACGACTTCATCAACAACGCCTCCGAACGTGGCATCGACATGATGAACCGCGGCGGGATGACGCCGATCCTCCAGGACGCCTACGACCGTCTCAGCGAAATCACCAAAGCCCAGGGGAAAACGGCCGACCTCGACCGGCTTTCCAGCAAGGGTCTGGATCTCTTCAGCCGCGAAGGCTCCAGCGACAAAAACGAATCCCTCTTCTCAGCAGCCTTGAAGCAACTCTCCGGCGGCGCCCTCGGGACGGCCGGTCTCACGGAAGCCGGCGGGAAGGCGGAACAGGCCGGCCTCGACGACATCGTCTCCGGCGGCAAGACCCCGGAAGCTGACTACCTTCTGGAACGGGGCCGGCAACTCTCCGCCGAGAACCCGCTCCTCTCCATGGATCAAGTTCTTCAAATCGCCCGCGAAGACGCCTCGCGCACCGGCCTCAATGCTTTCCGCAAAGCCACTCGGGATGCAGTAATGCGCGGCGGAAAGGCTGCCAGCATCGTCCAGGGCACCGGGGAAACCGGCGAATACGCCGACCTCCTAGCCCGGGAAGTCGCCGACGCCGAACGCAAGGCGATGATGGAGCAGCAGGGGCTTCGCCTACAGCAGACCAACACCGGTGCCGGAATGGTAGGCAACGCCGGAAATCTGACCAACACCCGCTACGGCGCCGCCGCGGATCTGGTGAAGGGGATGGAAGGCAACGCCACCAGCCGTTTCGCCGCCGGGGCGAATCTCGCCGGTACCGCCATGCAGGACGCCCTCGGCCGGATGAACATCGGGTCCAACGTCGGTCTCAACGCCCAGGAGCAGGAAACCAAACGCTTCCTGGAAGCCCTCGGGCTCATGCCGCGTGTCTCCGACTCCGCCGGGAACCAAGTGAACATCTTCGGGAACCTCGGACTCGGGTCGGAAGCTCAGGCAAATACGAACCTCCGCACCGGCCTGGATGCGTACAATATGTACAACAACACCCGTCTGGGCGGGATCAACGCCGCAACGGGCCAACTGGATCAGGCCGCCCGTGCGAAATTGAACTCCGGGAACCTGCTGAACACTTTCCTTACCGGCGGTGTCAACGCCAACAACGCGGGCTTCAACAACAATCTGAACGCCGGAGGTTTCGGCGCCCAATTGAACACCACCAACCTCACGGCGTTGCAGCAACTGTTCAACAACTTCCAATCGATGAACAACAACAACTACGCCGGGTACCAGGGCGGAATTGGAAACCTGATGGATCTGGCCCGCCTCGGACAGGCTTACTCGGCCGCCGGCCTCCCCCAAGGCGGCGGTATCGGCCAGTCCAACACCAGTCAGGTGCCGGGGATGATCTCCGCCCTCGGCGCCGGGCTCGGTAATGTGAAATTCCCCAGCTTTGGTGGGGGCGGCAATAGCACCGGCGCCGGAGTCTCCGGAACCGTTCCCAACGGCCCCGCCTGGAATACGATTGGATAACACCATGCCCATCGATTACAGCTTCGACAACCCCCTGGCCCGCATCCTCGCACAACAGAAGGCGGAACGTGCAATCCAACCGTCTCTGGAAGAAGCGGAAGTCGCCGCCCCGATCACGCCCTCCCCCTCCAGCGCCCTCCAGGACGCCATCCTCGCACGGGAGCGGGAGGAGTCCAACTACGAGAAGATCATCCGGGAGAAGCTCCTGAAGGGGCCCCGTGAACGGGCCGAAGAATTGACCGCCAAGGAGTGGAAGGACCGGTATGGTGTTACGGAGTCCTCCGGGAAGTTTCGTCGCATCATGGCCGGCCTGAGCGAAGTAGGGCGGGCAATTGGTTCCGGGAAGAACTACGAGTCCATCCCCGATCGCGCCCGGCACGCCGCGGAGAAGGAGTACACCGCGGAAGTCGGTCCTCTGCAACGGGAACTCGGCGTCCTCTCTCAGGCCCGCACGGCGGGGAATCAACTGCAACAGCGGATGATGGAGGCGGCCAACAAACAAACTCTCGCGCAAGCCGGGATCATGCTGAAGAACCGCGTGGCGGACGCAACGATCCAGAAGACCCTGGGATTGACGGACCAGGAATACGCGAAGACTCTGAAAACCCTGGCAGAGACCGGAAACCTTGAAGCCAAAACCGCGCTGACAGCACTTCAAACGAAGCAGTTGGAAAGCACTCGCGGATTCAAAGGCGGCGCCGCCAATGCGTGGCTACAGACCCAGTTGCCAAAAGAAGAGCAAAACACCTTCCTCGGCGCCCTCGCCCAGCAAGTTGCCGCGACGAAGGGGACCGAAGCCCTCTTCAAAGGCGGCGGGGCCGGAGCCGGGGGCGGCCGTACCTCTACCCGCACCGGCGGCTCCTGGAAAGAAGTCGGAACTGTCGACGGCCGGAAGGAATTCCAGTGGTTCCCGAATACCAGCACGACGGTCTCCGGGGGTGGCGGCAATGCTGCCAACTCGTTTGCTCAAACTTATGATAATTGGAAGCGTCTGATGGGGGGCGCCGCAAATGGTATGGGTGACCCGGCCCAGCCCCCTGCCCAACCCGCGGCCGGTCCCGTTCCCCTCGCCCAGGCGCTGACGCCGAAGTCGGCAACCCCGAAAGCCGGCGCCGCTGAAGCAGCCAAATCGGACGTTCCGATCGCCTTGCAGACCAACATCACCGCTCCCGGTAAGTCGGATTTCATCAACAACAACCTGGGCGTCTATAAGGGCCTCCGGAGCGTCTGGCACGGCGCTGAATTCGACAATGAAGCTGACCTCCCCGAACGGGCCCGCAATATCTGGATCGGATCGGAGAAGGCCCTGACGGAACAGGACAAAGCCCGGGACGCCTCCTTCGTGTTGGTGAATCGCGCCGCAAACACCGCCATTGACGCCACACTCAAAGACGCCCTCTCCTGGAACGTCGGCCCCTTGGGTTCCGCTGTCGGTACATTCAACAGAATGCGCGGAAAATCCCAACCGGAAGCCACCAAACTGGTGCAGGAAGTCGAAGACGGTCTCGCACAGTTTGTCAAAATGATTTCGGGTACGCAAGTTTCCGACGCGGAAGCACGGCGTCTCAAGGAAGTTCTCGCCAATCGCGGCGATAACGAAAACACCTTCCTCCAGAAGGTCATCTCAACGTCTCTTCGCACCGCGGAAACCACTTGGGCGGACCGGGCCCGGCTTTCTCGCGCAGAGCGACAGGCCCTGTTCAGCAACAGCGCCGTCCTCAAGCAATCTCTGGAAATCGAAAAGACGGCTCTCGCACACCTCCAGGCCGCGAAGGCCGCGCAACGGAATCACCAGCCGACGTATCGAATTCCGGGGCGAGACATCGATTACCAGACGTCCGCCGCAAAGGACTTCGTCAGCGATATGGTGACAAACGTCTCCAAGCCGATGACCAACCACGCCCGGAAAATTCTCGCCGGCAACCCCAACGTCCCCCCGGAAACCAGCTTCCGGAAAGGTAAGTAACCATGGCCGACTATAACGACATTGTCGAAAAACAGAAAGCCCTCGAAGAGGCTGAAGACGAAAAACGCCGTCTGGCCGCGGAATCCAAAGCCCCTCCCGTCGCCCGGGCCTTGGGGGTAACCCCCGGAGCCGTCCCGACGAACGCCGGCATGAGCGCCCAGCCCGACGACTTCCTGACCAACGTCCAACGGCCGGGTCACGGGTACAACGCCGTAGCGGATCTCGTCAAAATCCTCGCCCAAGCCGGTAGCGGAATGGCAAGCGGTGGTTCTGCCGGGGGCGCCATTTCGATGGTACCACCCATCCTCGACCCGGCAACTCTCCGCCCGGCCGCCGGTGCCGGGAACCTCACGGAATCGATCCTGGGCGGCGTTACGCGCGGCGCGACACGGCTTCTCCCGAAGCAGATGGCTCCGGGGGCCCTGATGGAAAAAATCTACACCGCTCTCCGGGGCGGCGCGGAGAACTACGCCAACACTGCGGACTTCGGCGGCAATGATGAGGAAAAAGAAACCGCCGGCGCGGTAGGCACCCTTATGAACGCCGTCGTCCCCGCCGGGCTCCGCTATGCCCAACGCAAAATGCGGGGGCTCCCCAGCGTTGTCGCGAGAGATATCGACAACACCCTGGACGCCCGGTTCCCGACCTCTGCGAACCACAACGCCGTTCTGGACGAGGTGAACCGGAAAATCAACACCGCCGGCCTCTTCCCGGCGCTCCAGAAGCAAACGGAGGAGACGGCCCTCTCCGGGGAACAAAACTCCCTGATGAAGCTCCTGGCCGACCGGAAGGTCAAGGTCGTAAAGCCCACCGTCAAAGGCGCCATGACGAACACGCGGGAAGCACAAGCGGAAGTTGCGGGCCTCCCCGGCAGCATGAGACCCATGCAAGTCGCCACCTCGCCCCAGGCGAAAAACCTCGCCGACAAGCAACTCGCGGAACGGGCGGCAACCGGCCGGCTCAACGCCTTCCAGAACGCCTCCACCTCTGCCGAGACCAAGGCCCTGGAGATGAAAGCCGCGGATACCGTCCTCGGGAAGAAGCTGGGTGAAATGCAAGCGGCCGCCGGCGTCGACCCGTCGCAGTTCTCGCACCAGACCCGGACCTTCCTGCGGAACCTCAAGGGCGACAAGACCACCCTTGCGGACGCCACGAAACTCGCGCTGAAGGACGTAAACCACGCAGAGGGCTTCCTGGATCTCCTGGATCACATGGACCCCGACGCTCGGGCCGCCGCGCAACAGCACTTCATCTTCGGCCTCTTCCATTCGAGCAAAGCCGGCAAGGGTGGGACGATCATCAACGAGCCCTACAACAGCCATGGCCTCATGGAGAAGCTGAACTCCTTCAGCGGAGAATCCGGCCTCGCCTTCAGTCGCTTCCTGGGATCCCCGAATGCCTTGGGGGATATGAAGGAACTGGCGCAGAAAGCAGTGGACGCGGATGAGTTCGCGAAACACCACAAGATCGTGGATCCTGCCCGCGGATCGCTGTTCCTTATTGGCGGAGCCGGGCAGATGTTTGCCGGCGGCCGCACCATGAGTAGCCCGTACGATATGGGCCTCGTACTCACAACCGCTTTGGGAGCCCAGGCGCTCGTCGACATCCCCCGGATGATGGAACACGCCCTGCAAACCGGCAACTGGCCGGGCAAGGCGGTCCTCGCCTACGTCAACGCCAAAGACCCGGCGAAACTCGCGCCGAAGATCGTCAACGAGGCGACGAAGTTCATCGTGTCCAGCGAACTCGCGCCGAAGCTCCCGCAGCCACAAGGGAAGCCACCGGCGAAATAGCAAAAAAAAAGGCCCCCGGTTTTCCTATCGTCTTGGGAAGGAACCGGGGGCGAATCGCGGCGGGCGCAGGGTTTTCTTCGGCTCTGCGTCTTCCGGGGTGGGGTCGACAACTCTGTTCTGATTTATATTTCTCTCCCACCGAACTCGTAGATCTTTGTGCTGGTTGACGGTTACCACCATCTCCGGCGGCGACTCCCCGTGACGGGTAATCCACCGCATCCGCAGTCGCCACGCCTCCCAGCCGGCGTTTGTAATCTCCTCGAACCGGTGAGACGTGCAGATGGTGTCGGGTGCCGAGAAGAACTTGCTGGCACCGCGGAAGTTGTGAAAGGACAGGTGGTCGTAATCCTCAGAATGCCGCCCATTCGGGGGCTTCCCGAAGTGGTGCGTCATGATCACCGACAACCCGACATCGCGAAAATCTTTCCGTATCTGTTCGATGTTATTGAAGATCTTCGTAATCGCCGTGTTGTCGTTCTCATCTTGCCCGTGCATGTGCGAAATCGGATCGAGGATCAGAACCTGTGCTTGCGTCTGTTCGATATGGGCTTCGATTGCACGGATGCCCATAGTAGTGTCAAGACTAAGGTCAGGATCTTGGGAGACATACCAAAGATTTTCCCTACATACATCAGGATCTTCCTCTCTGAAGACGGGTTTCGCACGCGCCTGTAGTCCGAACTCACCGATTTCGCGCTCCAGGTAAAGAACCTTCGTCGGCGAGGGAACCCGGAAACCATGGTAACCAAACAGCGGCGTACCGGAAGCCAGAGCCCTCGCCATCTCCAGTGCTTGGAAAGATTTCCCGATCTTGGAGTGGCCGCCGAACAGCAGTACCCCTCCTTTCGGGAGAACTGGAGCAATCCAGGAGGGGTACTCTGCCAGGGGACGTTCGATGAGGTCGTAGAGGCGTGCCGGGGGGATTTTGTCTCCGGCCATTTAGCCTCCTAGATGACGTCTTCGGGTTTGATGGTATTCCGCATGAAGCGTTGGAACCAGCCGGGTTTCTCCTCTTCTTTACCAATGTCTTCGCCTTCGTGCGGCAGGTCCGGGATCTCGTCGAGAATGGACTGCTGCACCACCGAAGGGAAGGCGGAGAAGTCATTCCCGCCGTCCGTCTTGATGTAGAGGAGAATCATGAGGAGGTAGTTCCGGGCGTCCGCGATGGAGTCCTCGAACTTTTCGTCGGCGTGGCGATCCACAAAATCCCCGTCCGCCTGGACCTGACGGAGGTACTCCTGGATCCGGCCCAGCTTGTCGCCGAAGCGGTTCATGAGGCCCTGCACCGGGGAGATATCGGCGATTACGGCTGCCGCTTCCACATTGGCAAAGGCATTCCCAGTTCCGGTGTACTTCAGGGAGCGGTTGTTCAGAAGGCGCAGATCGGCGCCAGTGACGGCAGCTGCTGCGGTGACAAATTTCTCTTGTTCAGTCATATTGTTCCAGTCTACACCAGGACGAGCTTGGTGTCAGGGCGTTTCCGCCCGGAGTAGAATTTCCCAGAGGGAGAAAGGAAAGAATGGTCGAAGATCATCACCGGATAGAAGTTGAACTTCCCATCCGGCCAAAAGTAGAAAACGCCGAAGCCCTGCTGCCACTTCGTCGGGCGGCCCCGCATGTACTCCTGGTTGTAATCGCAGAGGCAACCCATGGAGTGGGCGACCTTTGTGTTGTCGGAGCCGTGGTGCCGCAGGGCGGAACTGACCATGTCGTGGGTGTTTTGCGTGACAAGGACTTTTCCGTTACGTCGAAAAACCAAAGTCCCGTTGGGGACAGTAAGACACCAGACCTTTCCGGGGTTTGGAACGCGCTGAATGTCTTCAGGGTAGACGTTGATCGAATCGTTGGCGGTACCGACCGAAACAATCCAGCCGGTAGAGCGGGGGATCTTAGAACTTCTCATGCCAGCGAAAAGAGCAATCGCTTGAAAAAGATCCGCTTCCGATTCCTTACTGGTAGTGAACTGCATTGTCGAACCCGACCAGGAACCGTCAGCAAAACCCGCTTCCTCCACGATAACACGGGCCTGATCGGCATTCACTTCGATAAATTGCTGTGGAAGATGTTTTGCCCATTTGTCGAAGTAGAAGCTCACCCAGTCCGGCATCTTTGCGTAGATTTTCACTGTTCCGCTCTTTTGGACCTTCTTCGAATGAAGAATCCCCAGGCGAGTCAACAACTCCGATACCCGCTGAATCTTCCGCTCTTTTTTGAAGTGCCACCGCACGGAAACCCCTGAAGAGCATTTGTTCTCGAAGGTTCCATCCGCAGCAATCCAAACACAAAGCCGAAGCTGGTCATCTGTCAGGCCAACGCCCGGACCTTGTCGCGGCGCCGCCACCGGCATTTTCGTCGCCGGAGCGTTTTCTAACTGATGCGCTTTGACCAATTCGAAATCTTCCGGATCGCTTCCGACGACCATCCCATGGTCTGGCGTGCATTGGAAGTCCATGAATTTGTTTTTGAAGTGCAGCAACTCGGGGTAGTCGACATTCTCGTACTGCCAAAGTGCTGTAAACTTCTGGAATTCCAAACATCCGGTTACCAAGTTCAGCGTTGCGACGGAATCGTCCGGCTGCATCCCCTCCCGCCGTTGCCACCCCCGAAGCGTTAACACCTCAGAATCGTCGGAGACGCAGTGGCCGTAGAAGACGTTCGTCCCGTAGTCGCGGAGGTGCAGTGTCGGGTGCGCAACGGTTGTGTGCTGGCCGTGGATGAAGGTCGCCTTGCCGATCGTCAGGATCTCATGCTTCGACCAGAAGGGGATCCAATCGACGAAGTCCGGCAAGTTCCGCTTCATCTCCAGGATCCCTTCCAGTTCCGGGTGGGCGTCGATGTAACGCTCGATCCGGTAGTCGTGGTTCCCTTCGATGACCTTGAAGAACTTCGGCTTGCCGGCGGCGGTCCAGTGCTGGGTGAGGTAGGCGTTGACCGCCCGGTACTCGCCCTGGATGGATTCGCCGTGAACGGCTCGGAGGTTCCCGAGGTTGTGGGAGGAGATGACGTTGAAGTCGGCCGTGTCTCCGCCGCCGATGTACCCGTCCCAAGGGCCCTCGGCCTCCAGGAACTGGACCACGGCGTTGTTGGTCGCCAGATCGACGCCGGCGACTTTGCCGTCTCGCATCTTGACATGAGGATCGGTTCCAAAGAAGTATTTCTTAGGCCGCATTATCCCTCCGCCTCGTCTTCGGTGTAGATTTCCTTCGCCAGATTCCCAAACGGCATCCGCGAGGTGCCCATGACGTTGGAAAGCTGGACGTATAGCGCCGCGCAGGTGAGGCACGCGACGAGCTCTTCCGGTTCAAAAAGTGGCGGGTCACCGGGCCTTTCTGGGACCAGCAATTCCTGGGCGGGGGCGATCAAAGCCTGGGCAATCAGGTGCAGCTTGCGAAGCCGCGCCTCCGGGATTTGACCGAGTCTGGAGGGTCGCAGTGTCGCTGAGACTGAATTGTTTAGCTGAACTGCAATTTCCCGTTGGCTGCAAGTTTCATCTTTTGCCATAAGCACCTTATAAGTACCATGTTCTGAGAGATTTGTCAACTTTCGAAGAGGCGGCGTTCCGCGGCCCGGCGACGAACCAAACCGGGTAGGGACTTCCCGCCGGCCATTGTCCATCGGTCGAATTCCTCCGCACAGGGCAGCCCGGCGTTCAGACGTTTCAGCAGGGTCGAAAACCGGAGGGCGCCGATCCCCAAGTTGAATGCGAAACTGACGAGAGCGTCGAATTGGTTCTGGGTGAGGGGAACCTTGACCATCTCGGTAACGGCCGCCTCGTACACCCCCAAGTCCTCCGCCAGCAGCCGGTCAGCTTCCGCCTCGGTGATTTCCGGATCGTTGAGCCGGACGCCCTTGGTGTGCCCGTAGCCGATGGTGGGGACGCCGGCGGGGCAGAGATACGCCTTTGTCCGGAGCCCTTCGAAGCGTTTGATCAATGCGATTCCGACATTGGATGTCTTCATTTTCCCTCCTCGGGGAAGAAGGACCAGTGGCCCCTCCCCCAAGTATCGATCATTCCACATTGCGGGCACCGGAAGCCGCCGATGTCCCGATTCTTTGCATCGCGCCAGATGTAGTCTACCTTCTGGCGGTGGTCGCACTTCCGGCCGGCTTCCAGTTGACTCCGGAGCCACGCCTCCTCCAGGTCCAGATCTTTCCGTAGTTTGGCGATCTGGGCCAGCCGATGCCGGAATTTGGAGAAGTCATCAGTGCTTGACATTTACGATACCTTTTCGTCTCCCCAGAAGAGTTGTCCCTCTTCCATGTGGAGTTCTTTCATCTGATTCCACCGCTCCCCGACTTCGATCTTCACCGGGGCGTGGAAGCCCGGCAGCAGGGAGGTTTCCATTTCCATGTGCTTCATCCGGTCGTAGATCGCCTTGAAGCCGCCGGCCTTCGGGAAGCTCCCCAGCAGGGCGTCATGAATCTGCCCCATGAAGATCTGCCCGAATTTCTCATCATACTCCAGCATAACGCTTTGGACGTGAGCCGCGCCGACACCCTGGCCCAGTGCGGCCGCCGTGATCTTCGCGTTCTTCTCCGGCGTGTCGTTGAGCCGCAGGAAGCGCCCGGTAGGAGCCTTGACGCAGCGGGAATCCTCCGTTGACGCCAGTGCCCTCCGGTGCCAGTCCCGAATACCGGGGAAGGCTTTGAAGTAGATATCTTCCTGGATCTCCAGGGCCTTCTTCCGGTTCGCATAGGACTTGTCGCCGAAGAGGCGCTGGGCGAGGTTGGCGCCGGTGAAGGCCACCACTTTTCCCATGTACGTCCACTCTTCTTTGCAATCGTCCATGAACTGTGGGTGATAGATCCGCAGGGCGCCGACTTCCACCTCGCGGGAAAACCGCGGGTAGTAGAGTTCCTTCGGATCAATCAGCTTCAAACCCTCCAGATAGTCAGCGGCGTGGCTGATTGACTTGGCAATATCGCGGGGTTTCCCGCCGTACCGCTCGGCGGCTTTTTCGAAGAGACCGCCAGACTGCTGAACCAGCCAAGTAAAGGCGTCCGCGCCGATGATCTTCTGATCGATTCCGGCAAGGTACAACACAATCCGAAGTTCCAATTGTGAAAAGTCTGCTTCTACCAGATAGTCGTCGGGTGTATGCGGGATAAAAGCTCCGCGAAGTTTCTTCCCCCAGCCGCGTTTCGGGATGTTCTGGTAGTTCGGCCGGGAGGATGAAAGCCGGCCCGTCGAAGTTCCCGTAACGGGAAACCTCGGGTGGAGGAGGCCGTCCTTCCCGAAGTAGCGGTCATGGAACCAGGAGTCGGTCCCCTTCCCCAGCACCTTGTAGGTATACAGGTCGTACATCGTCTTCATCACCGGGTCCAGGTTCTCCGCGTGGTCCAGCTGATCCCGGACTTCTTCGAACCGGTCCCCGGTGAACCCCTCGGCCGCCGCCAACTTCTCCACGGCCGTCTGAACCGCGTCCTTATCGGTGGAGGTGAGGAAGATCTTGTGATCCCGGCACCACCCCAAGACCGCCTTCGGACTCCGGGGGTTGAACGGCGCATCCGGCCCGCCGAAGAGCTTCTCCTGGTCGGCCTCCATCGAAGCCCCAAGAGTCTTGACATACTCCCGGTCCACCCGGACGCCCATCTCGGTCATTCGCTGGGATAGGTCTGCGAGGCGGTGGATGAAGCGTACGGCGTTTTCGGGGACGCCATAAGCCTGGAGATCCTCCCGGCTCTTACGATCGCCCAGGAGGCCGCCGTAGGCGTCTATTGCACAGTACCCCCGGACATCGTGGCGGGGGCAGATTAACTCCTCGCAATTTTTGCCGCGGCAGGTTTTGTGGTGCGGTAGGTCGGTGGTGAGGGACACCATGGTCCCAAGGCCCATGAACCCCAACCCACCCTCTTCGTCGACTTCCTTCCCCGGATTCTTGCAGAGGTCCGCATTTGCCAGCCAGAAAGTCAGCATGGAATCGCTCCACGATTCGAGCGAGGTCTTCTCGCCAATCGACTTTTCGAGGACTTGCCGATCGGCCGTCAGTACGGCATGACCAGAATACACCAAGCCTTTTCGCCGCCGCAGCGATTCGAGCCAGGAGATAATGTCGGGGGTACACCATATCGACGCCGCCTCTTTCCAGTTGGAGATTCCGATCACCGTGGGAACCAGAGTGGAGGTGTTGAATTCGAAGTCCAGCCCCAACATCCCCTCGGCGTTCTCGGCGACCCGGCGGAAGTTCTCCTCGTCGCGGAATACTTCCGGGTAGTCGGCGAGACGGGTCTGGCCGGTGTTGGGGGCGGAGAAGAGCCCTAGCTGGAGAAACTCGTCGTCACCGGGTTGGAGGATTCGATTCTTTTTGTGCATTAGGAAACTCTTTCAACTGGATCTCGCCTATCTCTTCGATGGTGCAGCCATTCATACCGTTGAGGTCGCGGCCGCCCCGGCAATCGTCGGTATGCTGGCTAACAGCGTTTCTGGCATGCCCCAGGTGATGGTACCATTTCGCCTTCAACACGTCCTCCACCCAGCGGTATCGGGCACAACTGCTGCGCCCAGGATTCCACCACTTCCCCTGGGCACTTCGGATTGCGTACAGTTTCACAGTTTTCATGATATTTCCTGAGAGAGCAGCTTTTCCTTGGTGTCTGCGTGGATACCGAAGATCATAACCTCCTGGACGTGAAACACAAGGCCCCAATCTTCGTTTCCAAGTGCATTTGCTTTGCCGA